ATACACAAGCCTGAAGTACACAACGGGCTTGTGTTTTACTACTTAGAACGTGAACAAGTCATTGATAACGAAACGCATACTTCAACTAAATATAAAATAGTAGATGACAAAAATGTGCCAGGCGAAACACTGGCTCGTCGTAGATTAAAATTAAAAATAGATGAAGTACCCTTAGCTAAATTAAGTAATGCAATCTACTTTTTAGGTGACCTAATTAAATTAGGCGACCCTAAACTGTGGTTTATTGACAGTGCTGGTAAAGTGTTTAACTATAAACGTAGTACACGTGCCAAGTTAAAATTTCACAAAATTAAACAACTAATAACAATTCCTACAGGTGGAGTAATCATAGAAGTTGAAGGTTTATCACAAAGATTTAAATCACTTTACGCACCTACTAGTTTTAAAAACTATGCTGGCATATTGCATTTTGGCAAAGGCGTAATCTTTTATGGATTTTATGATACTACCTATGATGAAACATGGAGATTAATATGATATGCCTAAAGCAATAATTAGTAACAGAATTTACCTAGATGTAAATCCACAACTTCAGTACACACTGGTAAAAGCATTGACTTATAAAATTAGAAAAAATATCCCTGGTGCTACTCACTTTACTCAATTTGAAATTATTAAAAATTATAGATTTGTAGGCAAAACTATTATTTCTATTCCAGTAGGCAGACAGGATTTAATTCCCAGTGACTATGAGATAATAGATAAAAGGATTTTAAATGAACACCCTTTTCCAAACCCTCGGTTAGACCTCCGCGAGGGACAGCTAGAAGTGTTTAATGAAGTTGATGATACTTGTTTTATTAATGCACTTGTTGGTTGGGGTAAAACATTTTGTGCATTGCATATTGCCCGTAAACTAAGCCAAAAAACCTTGATCGTATGTCACAACACTATGTTGCGAGATCAGTGGGCTGATGAAGTAGAAAAACTATATGGTATGCCTGTTGGAATTATTGGCAGTGGCAAATTTGATATTGACCACTCTATTGTTATTGGCAATATTCAGACTTTAACTAAAATAACGGCGCAAATCAGTAAAGAATTTGGCACAGTTATTGTTGATGAAGCACATCACTGTCCAGCTAGTACATTTACTGCATTTATTGATGGCATGTATGCTCGCTATAAAATTGGTTTAAGTGGCACAATGCAACGTAAAGACGGCAAACACATACTATTTAAAGACTTTTTTGGCCCTAAACTTTATCAGCCACCACAATCAAACACACTAACTCCGCGTGTGCAAATTGTGAAAACTGGCATTGCACTAGCACAAGGTGAGCCTTGGGTTAAAAAGATGAATATACTGTTGTACGACCCAGACTATCAGCAGGTTATAGCACATATTGCTCACTTACAAATACAAAAAGGTCACAAAGTATTAATTATTGCAGATCGTGTAGAATTTTTACAAAACGTAGGAGAACTAATTGGTGAAGAATGTGTGTGCATTACTGGCGGTACAACCTATGAGGAACGTACCGAACTCAAACGACAAATTGAAGAAGGAGAGAAAAGTTGCATTGCTGGTAGCAGGCAAATCTTCTCAGAAGGCATCTCAGTCAACATCTTAAGTTGTGTAATTTTAGCAGGCCCAATTGCTAACGATGCACTACTAGAACAAATTGTTGGGCGCATACAACGTATGCATCCTGGCAAATTAGACCCACTAGTCATAGATATGAATTTTAGTGGACCAAGTGATAGAAAACAAAACAAGGATCGCCAAGCTTTTTATGCCCGTAAGGGTTGGGAAGTAACAGGCGCATAATATGTATTTAATATTTACAAACGCAAGCCCTGCACATAAAGGCAATAAGGTAGCAATACACAGAGACCTTATTTTAACAGTACATGAAGCGATGGTAACACGAGATGATGAAACACTAGAAATGGTTACTTTTATCTTTGGCCCGCCACATGGAACATGGGAAGTTACAGAATCACTAGAAGAAGTAGTAGACATACTAAATGATTTAGCATAAAATTTTGCACTTGCAAGTTTTTTCAAAGTTTGGTATAATACTATCATGGCAATATTCTTTAACTTACAAACTCTAGAAAACGAAGCTGGCAGTGATTCTAATAAGTTTGTAGCACTACTTGAGTATCATTATTCAAAACGAGTGCCTTATAAATATTCCAAATATAAGCCTAGCAAAGTCCCACTAAACGGACATAGTTATTTACTTAATCCAACAGAGTTATTTAGTGATAAATCAACAGATGTTTTATACAAAGTACAATACATAAAACTAGCAGCCCGTAGAGATTATAGTTTATATAAACTATACAATTATAAAGCACTACAACTATCGTATTACCCAGATATAGTATACGATGCAATTAAAACTAACCCGTTATTGAATATAACACAATCAGAAATACTCTTTAAATACGAGTAATCTTTCATTAATCCAAGGATAAAACAATGGCATTAGCATTTACAGCAACTAAAGGTAAAGCAGTTAAAAACTCTCATGAGTCATACGTCTACAAAGACGGCGAAAATACAGTACGATTAGTAGGCGGGATTCTTCCACGCTATGTATACTGGTTAAAAGGCAGCAACAACAAAGATATTCCAGTTGAGTGCTTGGCTTTTGATCGTGAAAAAGAAAAATTCACAAATGCAGAGGTAGATCATGTTCCTGCATATTTTCCTGATAAAAAGTGCTCATGGAGCTATAGTGTTAATACACTAGTAGATGGTAAAGTAGTTGTGCTAAACCTAAAAAAGAAATTGTTTGAGCAAATTTGTTCAGCAGCAGAAGACTTAGGTGATCCAACTGATTACACAACAGGTTGGGACGTAGTGTTTAAGCGTTCTAAAACAGGCCCACTGCCGTTTAATGTTGAGTATACCTTAAGCGTATTGCGTTGTAAAAAACGTGCACTAAGCAAAGACGAACTTGCCACTGTTGAAGCAGCCATTCCTATTGATGCTAAGTTTATTCGTGCTACTCCTGAAGAAGTAAAAACTACTCTTGAGCGTATTACCAGTGGCGCTGAAGAAGAATCTGAAGGCGTTGATGGTGAAGCAGTTAGTGATTTAACTCAATAAAAAATAGCCGCTATAGGTTTGCACTTATAGCGGCTTTTACATTATGAAAATACTATTTACAGCAGACATACACATTAAACTGGGGCAAAAAAATGTTCCAGTTGAGTGGGCTAAGAATCGTTATGCTATGTTTATTCAACAACTTGCTGAACATAGTGCAGATTGCGATTTATTAGTACTAGGCGGAGACGTATTTGATCGTATGCCTACAATGGATGAACTAGAAGTTTATTTTGATCTAGTTGCTTCCATTTCAATTCCTTGTGTTATTTACGCAGGTAATCACGAAGCCTTGAAAAAAGACACTACTTTCTTTAGTTTTTTAAAGAAAAGTACTCAACGGCTTAATAACTTAGTCACAGTTATTGATGACTATCACAGCATTGATAATATGGATTTTATTCCGTACAACAAACTAAAAGATTTTGAAAAATCACCACACCTAACACACGGCAATGTTTGTTTTACACACGTTCGCGGAGAAATTCCACCACACGTTAAACCTGAAATTGATCTTAGTTTATTAGATCGTTGGGACGTAGTACTAGCAGGTGACCTACACAGTTACGAAAATTGCCAACGTAATATTCTTTATCCTGGCAGCCCTTGCACTACTAGCTTTCATCGACATAATGTAGATACTGGCGTTATCATATTTGATAATATTACTCTTAAACATAGTTGGGTTAAACTACAGCTTCCACAACTAATACGCAAAACTATTCAGGCAGGTGACGATATGCCTGCCACAGACTACGACCACACCATTTATGAGATTGAAGGTGACATGAGCGCGCTTGGCGCCATGGCTGATAATAGTTTGATTGATAAAAAAGTGGTAAAACGAGAAACAGATACAGCTCTTATACTAGACCCTAGTATGACACTTGCTGCTGAACTACAAGAGTATTTACTTTATATCCTACAATTACCAGACAATACTGTGCTAGATATTTTACAAGTATTAAACAACAACATGGATAAAATTGCACTAGAATGATTATCTTTGAAGAAATTAGATGGGGCAATGCGTTTTCCTACGGCCCTAATAATAAAATCAAATTAGACGGTACTCCGCTAACGCAAATTGTAGGAAAAAATGGTCATGGCAAAAGTTCAATTGCACTAATTATTGAAGAAGTACTATTTAATCAAAATTCAAAAAAGATTAAAAAGTCAGATATTCTTAATCGTTATTCAAAAGATAAAAATTACACAATTGAATTAGACTTTAATAAAGATGGAACAAAATATAATGTTGCAGTTAGTAGAACAAGTACTGCTAGTAATATTAGACTTACTCGTGATAGTATTGATATTAGCAGCCACACTGCCACTGGCACTTATAAAACTCTTGAACAAATTCTTGGTTTTGACCATAAAACGTTTAGTCAAATTGTTTATCAAAGTTCAGTTTCGTCACTAGAGTTTTTAACTGCCACAGATACAGCTCGTAAAAAGTTTCTTATTGAATTACTAAACCTAACAGTTTATACACGTGCAGCTGATGTGTTCAAAGAATTAACTAGTGGAATGACTAAACAAGTTGAATCTGCTCAAACTAAGATCAATACTGTTCGTGCTTGGTTAAACAAGTATGAAAAAGAAGATTTAACCATTCGTGAATTAGCAGATGAACCTGCACAACCAACAGATGCAATTAATGAATTAACACTTGTCAACAATGAATTAAAAAACATTGAGTTTACAAATAAAAGAATTACTGCTAATAATAAATATCGAGAATTATTTGAAAGTACTGTAGCAAAATCTATTTTAGCTCCTGTTACTTTATCGAACTCTGATGAATGGCACACAGATCAAAAAATCAAATTAGCAGCATTGCAAAGTCAGTTAAAAAATGGTAAAGCCTTGGCAGCTAAATGTGACGGTCCAACCAGTAAATGCCCTACTTGCACCCAAACAATTGACAATAGTACAATGTACCATATGGTTGAAGAGTTTGAGGCCAACAAAACTAGTTTATTAGCAGAAATTGATGAAATAACTAAAATTATAGCAACAGAAACTAAGCTAAAAGCAGAGTGGGTTAAATACAATGACTATATTCTAGAAATAGAAAAATATCATTATCTTATCGACAAAGACCTAGCAACTACTTTACTAGATAAAAATGACCTAGAAAGCAAAGTTACTGCACTAGAAAAATCAATTTCAGCTGTTAATAGTATAATTTCTAAAGTCAAAGCTAGTAATAAAACGATCACTGAACATAATTCTAAAGTTGCTGTTATATCTGCTCAAATGCAAGATATGAAAACTGAACTAGAAACACATACTGTTGATTTACTAGATAAAGCTAGTCAACTATCTAATTTGCAAGTTCTAGTAAAAGCTTTTTCCACTACAGGTTTAGTTGCCTATAAAATAGAATGTTTAGTTAAAGATCTAGAAGAACTTACTAATGAGTATCTTAACGAACTTGCAGATGGCAGATTTCAGCTATCTTTTAAAATTGCATCATCGGATAAATTAAATGTTGTTATTACTGACAATAGCCATGACGTGGATATCCTTGCTCTTTCTAGCGGGGAGCGTGCTAGGGTTAACATTGCTACTTTGCTTGCTATTCGTAAACTTATGCAAACGTTATCTAATAGCCGTACAAATCTACTTATCCTTGATGAAACCGTGGAAAACTTGGATAGTGAAGGCAAAGAACGTCTTATTGAGGTTTTACTCAAAGAAGAAAACTTAAACACTTTTCTTATATCACACGGTTTTTCTCATCCATTACTAGAAAAACTTCAGGTAGTAAAAGAGAAAAATATATCAAGGATAGAACTATAATGGCAGTAGATCCCCGAGCCAAAGGAGCCCGAGCCGAGACCACAATTCGTGATCAGCTTCGCAAACTCACAAACTTGCAGTGGGAACGGGTACCCAGCTCAGGTGCCTTAGACCCTAAACATGGGCTAAAAGGAGATCTTTATGTACCTGGTGAAAAGAATCTTTATTCGGTAGAAGTTAAACATTATGAAGAAGATCATTTAACTAGCGCAATCTTAACAGGCAAGAGCCCACAATTCTTTGAATGGTGGGCTCAAGCTGTGCGTCAGGGTGCTCAGGTAAATAAAATTCCCTTGTTAATATTTAAACACGACCGATCAAAGGTATTTTGTGCCTTTGAAGATATGCCTAGCGGTGAGTACAGATATTTATTTATCAATGCATTGGCATACGAAGTATACGTATCACTACTAGACGATTTTGTGACACACGAAGCACCAAAATTTATAGCTTGACCCACAGCTGCAAAAGTGGTATAATACACACATGACTAAAACTTTTCAACAAATAAATACCAGCAATGA